CAAGCCACATCAGAGAATGCATCCACTACTTAGGCGAAATAACAGGACAAATAACGGACAACGACATATTAGGAAATATCTTTGCCAAATTTTGTATCGGGAAATAGGATAAGAAAATAAAGGAAAATATTATCCAATCAAAAGAAAATAAAATGCTGATATTGTGTTATTTGCATAATATCAGCTTTCTTTTTATATTTGTTTATTCGAATGATTATCTCTATATTTGTACACCTCAAGTCCATCTTTGAGGATTTTATCAATTGATGAGGTGTACCGAATTACACCTTGAATTAAACGATGACAATATGAAGATTTCACTAAAGAAGAAGAAACTTACGAGCGGAAAGATTTCCTTATACATTGAATATTACAAGGGGAAAGTAGTTGATGCTGACGGGAAAACAAAACACAATCGAGATTTTGAGTACCTGAAACTCTATTTGCATGAAAATCCCAGAAGCGCAAAGGAAAAACAGGAGAATAAGGAAACGCAAACGATAGCAGAAAATATTCTGTCTATTCGTCAAGCCGAATACGTGCAAGGAAAGTATAATCTTAAAGACCATAATAAGCCTAAGGAGTTGTTTCTTGATTATTTTGAACGGAAAAAGCAGGAACGCTATGAGTCTGAACAAAATTATGCAAACTGGCATGCCTCTCAAAAGCATTTACTAAAATACTGTCCTAAGAGTTTGATGGTTGAAGAAGTAACTCCCGATTTTATTCGAGGATTCAAGAAATATCTGGATACGGAAGCCCGAACGACAGCAAATGTTTCATTGAGCCAAAATTCCAAATATACTTATTACAACAAATTCAAGGCATGTATTAATGCAGCTTATGACGAAGGATATTTCTCTTCCAATCCATTGAGAGGGATAAAAGGTTTTGAAATGGGGGAAAGCCAAAGAGAATATTTGACTTTTGAAGAATTACAAGCTTTATATAAAGCAGAATGTAAGTATCAGGTATTGAAAAAAGCCTTCCTCTTTTCCTGTTTGGCAGGCTTACGGTGGAGCGATGTAAACAAGCTTCTTTGGAGCGAAGTCAGGGAAGAAACGGATAGCGATGGAAATCCTTACTTCAAAATAATATTTCGCCAAGAAAAAACGGACGGTTTGGAATATTTGTATATATCGGATCAAGCCCGTACTTTTCTCGGAGAACGAAAAAGCGAAAGCGACAGGGTATTTCAAGGTTTGAAATATAGCTCAACCTACAATGCGGAATTAGTGAATTGGAGCAACAGAGCAGGGATAACAAAGCATATTACTTTTCATTGTAGTAGGCATACTTGCGCAGTTCTCATGCTGGAAAATGGAGCTGATTTATATACTGTTTCCAAATTTTTAGGGCATAGAGAATTGAGAACTACTCAAATATACGCTAAGATAGTGGATAGGAAAATGAAAGAGGCAGCGAATATTATTCCTGAATTAGAATTGTAAAAATTATGAATCAAGCACTTGTATCCATCCAAACGTTGGTAACAGCACTGATGTTACCTCCTATTGTCTTAATGCTCTTAAAATTTCTCAAGTTATTTATCTGGTATATGTTTGATACCCCAACGAGTTGGTGGAAAAAAGAGATTGAAAAACCCAGATTGTTATTTTTTATTTTCGGAATATTATTTATCCTTCTGTCATGGAAAATATTCTCAATTTCGAGTGACATCTACATATTACCGCTTAAGATTAATGCATACTGGCAAATATTTTTAGCCATTATAATTAACATAATGGGAGTTTTAATACTGTATGGAGTATGGACTAAAAGATTTGAAGATAAGCTGTTACCCTACATCCGGAAAATAATACTAGATGAAGAAGTCGCTTCTCCATATAGGACAGGTTTTGATTTAGAAAATGTATTAGACCAAATCAAGAAATTAGGATATCTTGAATGCGATTTTGTAACATTCCAGTGTTTATTATCAAACAAAGAACTCTTGAAGGAAGCAAAAATAAAAAGTTCATTTTCTAAGCGTGACCTTGTCCGATTTCTTTTTGTAATTTTTGACATAAAGGAAAACACAAAACAAGATTCTATAATACAAATAGTATCTCATTACTTTTTGGATGAAAACGGAGAGCCATATAATACTAGCGGAATAAAATCAGATATATCAAAAGTCCGAGATGAGATTCTAAACAACAAAAAAGAATACACCGAGCTTCACAAGAAAATAGTCGCTGTATTTCAGTCTTTTAGCATGAGGAAATAGCGTTTTTCCAATAGATTTCCTCCAATTTAATTTCCGATAATGAGCTTTTATATTCCTTTGTTCTGTCGACAGAGAAATTAAAAGCAAATGCATTTGCTCATTTACTAACAGAAAAACGTATTAAAATGAGCACAGTTGAAATTGAAAATCGCTTAGAGCGAATTGAAAGCCTACTATTAGGCAGCAAAACAGTTCTTACTTTTGAAGAAGCTTGTGTGTACACCGGAATATCTCGGAGTTACATGTATAAACTAACCGCTTCGTCAAATATTCCGTTCAGTAAACCCAACGGAAAGGTAATCTTCTTTAGTCGGGAAAAGCTCGACCGTTGGATGCTTGCGAATGAGTATCAAAGCAATCAGGAATTGAGAGAGCAAGCGTACAGCCGTACAAGAAAAAAAGCATGAAAATACCCCTTTCATGCTTCTATCCTCTTATTATTACAAATCATATAATCTGTATATTTCACAGCAAATATACGCAAACCGTTTAATATATGAAAGAAGAAATTCCATATATAAGGGCTGGCGTGTCTTTTTTTAAGCAAGTGCAAGCTCCGACAATAACTGGAGAATACTCTACGATTCTCGTTCCATGGAACATAGAAACCATTAAGCAAGACCATAGCAAGGATTATATCAGTCAAATTCCAAAATATGACGGATTTACTTGTATCCCCGAGCATGTGGATTACCAAAAGGAATACGGGACATTTTACAATACCTATTTTCCATTAGGTAACAAACCGGGAGAGGGCAAAATTGACTACACATACTCATTTTTAAGCCATATTTTTGGTAAGCAGATTGAATTGGGCTTGGATTATCTGCAATTGCTGTACCTAAAACCGGTTCAGAGACTCCCAATTCTTTGTCTTGTTTCCAAAGAACGAGCGACCGGAAAGTCTTCGTTCCTGAAATGGTTGAAAGGAATATTTGAAGCAAATATGACTTATCTCACTAATGAGAGCTTTTCCAGTCAGTTTAATTCCGATTGGGCAAATAAGCTGCTTATCTGTATTGATGAAGTGCTATTCAATAAGGAAGAATTGACCGAACGAATTAAATATCTAAGTACCACCAATATAAATAAAATGGAAGCAAAAGGAAAGGATAAGCGTGAGGTTGAGTTCTTTGGGAAATTTATTCTGTGTAGTAACAACGAAGAAAATTTTATCAAGATAGATGAATCCGAAATTCGCTTTTGGGTTATAAAAGTTCCGAGAATACAACAGGAAGATACAGATTTACTCGTGAAAATGAGAAAAGAGATTCCGGCATTTCTCCATTATCTGATGAACCGGAAACTTTCCGTAGAAAAGCCGTTATCCCGGATGTGGTTTCATCCTGAACAGATACGAACGCAAGCTCTTTCCCGGCTGATACAGTATAACCGTTGCCGAACGGAACGAGAACTCGCCAGTCTGCTTCTCAATGTGATGGAGAAATATGACTGGGATGAAATCAAGGTTTGCCCTAATGATTTATTGTACGCTTTAAATCGTTCGAGGATAAAGACTGATTTAACAGAAGTCCGGCGACTACTAAGAAAAAACTGGAAATTGTCACCTCAAACAAACAGCAACAGCTACGAAAAATTCTCGCTTGACGGCTTTGGCGATTATGTGACGACAAATACCAAAGGCAGGTACTTTACCATAAAAAAGGAATTTTTACTGCAAAATTTTGATGATTTGATGAATGAATGATTTATCTTATTGTATTTCAATGGAATATAAGTTCATCAAAATATCATCAAACGTTCATCAAAATAAAAAACGATGAAAATACCCTCTATTCAAGAAACGCATTTTGATGATTTGATGAAAAAACGATGAATGAATAACATCCATAATAAGAGTTTGTTATAAGCTAATTTCATCAAATCATCAAAAATTAGATGGTTTTCAATCCGAAACTTTAGGGAATAAAAATTTTGTTTCATGCTCATTTTCCCTAATGTTTCCGGTGGTATTTATTCAATAGCGGTTTTTAGGTGGTTGGCAAGTTTATGTTTCGGATAGCCGAAACCTCTTAAAATCCCGTTGGTCTCATTTTTAAAGCTAAAAAATATGAATGATAGAAAAAACAGAAAAGGAGGAAGACCCTCCAAAAAATTATATGAAAAACGAAAATACCAACTCTGTTTAAAGTTGAATACAGAGGAAGACTATACATTGAAAGGATTGAGCAAATCAGCTTTCCTATCCAAACAAGATTATATTAGGCAATGTATTACGAATAGTGTTGTTATTCAGCGGATAAGTCCTGAAATTGCCGACTTAGTCCGTAAACTTTGTGGAATGGCTAATAATCTGAATCAGATAGCAAAGAAAGCCAATCAAGCCGGATATTTAGAAATTCGTTCAGAATACTTACATCTGGCTGACAATATCGACAATCTCATAAATCAGATAAAGCATGATAGCGAAAATCTCTTTGGGAAATAGTTTTGCTGCAACGGTCAGCTATATAATAGATGAAAAGAAGAATGCAGAGCTACTCGATTGTGACGGAGTTAGAACAAAAGACACCCAATCTATAATCGACAGTTTCATGATGCAACAGAAAATGAAACCAACGATAATGAAACCCGTTTATCATATTTCGCTCGATTTTTCAGTCCAAGACTCCGAGAAACTCACAAACGAGTTCATGAAGAGTGTTGCCGTAGAGTATATGCAAAAAATGAATATTGAAAACACACAGTATATTGTTTTCAGGCATTACGACAAAGAACATCCACATATTCATTTATGTATCAACCGGATTGATAACGACGGGAAATTAATCTCTAATAGAAATGACCGATACCGAAGTGAACGGATATGTAAGGAATTGACAGAAAAGCACGGACTTCATTTTGCTTCGGACAAAAAGCAGGTAAAACGAAACCGTTTAAGAGGGACAGATAAAGCGAAATACGAGATTTACGATACGTTGAAAGAATTAATTCCAGAGGTTAATAACTGGCAGGATTTAACGAATCGCTTGAATGAACAAGGTATTCAAGTTAAATTTGTACATAAGGGAAAAACAACAGAAATTCAAGGCGTTGTATTTTCCAAAGGCAATTATTCGTTCAATGGTTCTAAAATCGACCGTGAATGTAGTTATTCTAAAATCAATCAACGATTTAAGGAGAATAATCAGGCTATCCGTATCCGAGACAATCCCGGATATAAGCAAACTCGGGAGCAGAATAGGATTTTTGAAAGCCAAAAGAAACTCTCAATTCCGAGTTTCAACAATATCTATTCCGAAGAAGACAATACAAGTAATAACCGAAAAAGAAAGCGTAGATTATGACAAATGTAAAAAAAGAAGCTGTATTTCAGATGTTTGAAGAAATTAAAGAATCTTTAGAGCAAATTGATAAGCGATTAGACCGTCTCGAAAAGCAGATTTATGAAGATGAAGAATATTCGTTTCGAACTGAACTAAAAACGAATATTGTTGGCATGAATCATTCTTATTCAGAATTTCAAAAGTCTCAAAAACAGATTATTGAGATTCTATCCGAAATACAAGCAACCCAAAAAGCAAAATGGTGGAAACAGATATTCCGATAATATTAAAATACACGTTTTGATAAAAGCGAAATACATATTTCTATATTCTCTGATTATCTAAAAAGACAATCCTACATTGCTGAAATACACAATATAGGATTGTCAAAATATTTATTTTTGTTCAGAAGCTGATTTAGCTTTCATTTCCTCGACCTCTTCCGGAGTACAATAAACAAGGGCATATTCTTGTCCATTTTTTCTCCTGATGATTATTTCTTCGCCCAACTTAATTCTATGAAGATATTTGTTCATGCTTCGGCAAAATTGGGTTGCTGTTATTCTTTCCATAATAAATTCTGTTTTTAATAGAAAAAAATGAGTTTCATCTTCTTGAAAAACAAACTATAGGATTAGAGGTTATCATCACTGGATTTTAGCATTGCTTCTACACTACTGGTATCAACTCTTTTTCTTCCGGTGTAGTTTCGTTCTTTTGCTTCTCTTAATGCTTCCAAGGTTGCTTCATTCGGCTCATGGCAACTAACAGGAAGAAAATATTCTTCTTCCCCAAAGAAGATACGTCCTGACTCATCTTTAATTGCAATAACAATTCCCTTGAATGGATTTTTTTCTATGTCAATTACTTCGCCCTCTATCCAGTCTTTTTCATTGGTCAATTTTGGCGAAACCCTTGCTTTATTTCCTAATTCCATGTCTGATGTAATTTTTATAGACACAAATTTACTTAGATTTTATCATCTTATAGCATTGCATTTCGTCAGGAGATAGAATAAACATCGCTCCCATTTCTTGCCGGACATGTTGAGCCAACTTTGGATTCTGGAATGAGAAATAGGTATCCACTTGCTTCGCCAAAACTTCACTTCCGGGACGACCATCATAGCGGTCAATATAGTCAGCTTTCCAGTTTTCGGCTTGTTCTAATTCAGATTTAGCATTTTCCAAATCTTTCTGAAAACGAGCAGCTAAGGTTTTCGCGACCAAGCCGCCCCCTTTCTTTTGTTGTTTTTCAATGGCATTTTCCCAGTGAGCAACACTTTTTTGAGCCGTTTCAATTTTCTTTTGTTTTTCTGCCTGATACTGTTCTTGCAGAATTTTTACGCTATCGGCAACGGTAGTTTCCGATACCTCAAATTTTTGAAACTCAATTTTGAAATCGGTTTTAATGCCGTTTTCTGTTTGTAAATAATCGACAATCGTATTTTTGTATGTATTGTCAGAACTGCTACATGAAGCGCAAAATAGCGCAGATACCATGAATAGAATAATTTTCTTCATAAAATAGTGATATTTAGTTTTGAATAGTTGTCGAAATCGAATAGCTCAATCGGATTTATTTTTACTGCATCTTCCTTTCCTAACGCAACCCGAATAATAAGTTGGAACTGTTTGAATAGCCCGATTAATTCTAAGGGGAAAAGCTGTATTTCTTTCCCTAAAGTTTTGTAATAGGCTTTATGAGCATGCAGAAAAATCAGGTAAGGAGCTTTACTTGCTAAATTCTCAACAGAATTTTCGATGTGTTCCAGTACATACCAATACTCTAATAAGTGTTTGGGGATTTCAGAGGTTTTCGCATTGATATTGCGGGTAATGAAATCAATGCTTTCTTGGTGGATAGAATTTGTTTTTGCCATTTGTCAGTCTCTTGCGCACTCACAAGTACCAACAAAAGAATGGCACGGAACTCACCTATAACGGAATAGAGGTACTGGCATACCTGACAAACGAAATAAGCAAGCCCGTACCATATACGATACGAACATTGCACATCTCATCTTGTTTGTCAATGAAAATTGCCAGTTTTCTATTCCAAGATGCGTTGTGAACGCTAGTTAATATGTCTTTGCGGATAAGTCCGCTTGTTTTCTAAGGGCAAAGATAATGAGTTTCTTCGGATTAACCACACTCATACAGGTTTGAATTAGAAATCAGATTATTGTTGATAACTTTTCTTCTGAAAGCTTGCGCTTTAAAAACAAAACCACTATTTTTGACAAATATTGTCAAATTGTAATTTTCAAGCGAAAACATGAACGTATATCAAACAATAGGTGAAATTCTTCGAGAGAATAGAGAAAAGAAAGGTTTACTTCTTCGACAAGTAGCTGCTATTCTCGATATTGATACAGCAATATTGAGTAAAGTAGAACGAGGAGAACGTAAAGCAACTAAAGAACAAATTCTTAAACTAGCGGATGTGCTTGATTTGAATGAAAAAGAATTACTTATTCACTATTTGAGCGAGAAGATTGCATACGAATTGGTTGATGAAGATGTGGCTTCGCAAACTCTGAAAGTGGCGGAAGAAAAAGTAGAATATTTAAAATCTAAAAGCAGCAAGTCCAAATGAAGAATCATTTAATTAATTTGAGTGAAACCGAGATTATGAATTCAAATGATAAATTACTGTCAATTAAGGAAGCTAGCGATTGGGCTACTAAATTTATTGGACGGAGTGTTTCAACTTCAAACATCTCATATCTTATTCAATATGGAAGGATAAAAAAAATAGGTGAAAATGGTTCTACCCAAGTTTTTGAAAAAGAACTGCGAAGTTATTACTCATCATATAATCAAGCAAGAGAAGAATTATTTAAAGAAAAATTAGGTGAGGATTTAAATTGGGCACTTTCTTTTGATCAGTACAAAGAATCTGAAACAACAAAGCATGTTCATCGACTACATCCATACAAAGGCAAATTTATACCTCAATTAGTAGAATACTTTTTAGACAATCATACCGATAAATTTAAAGCAGAAATATACTTTCAAGAAGGCGACATTGTCCTTGATCCTTTTTCAGGAAGCGGAACTACAATGGTCCAGGCATCAGAATTGGGCATGCACGCTGTTGGCATTGATGTTTCAATATTTAATACACTGATTGGCAATTGCAAAGTTGGCAAATATGATATTGCAGATATACAGAATGAAATAAAACGAATAACAGGATTCCTGAAAGATTTTATTCAAAACTCTAATGTTATTGAATTTGAAGAAAAATTATTGCAAGAACTTTCCCTATTTAACAATAAATATTTCCCAGTTCCAGAATATAAATATCAAATACATAACAAATTAATTGATGAAAAAAAATATGGTTGGGAGAAGGAGCAAGAATTTTTACCGATATTCTACCAACTCGTTAAGCAATATAATATTAAATTGAAACAAGAACAAAATCAAACATTTTTAGACAAGTGGTATTCTCAACATATTCGAGAAGAAATTGAATTTGTTTTTGACAGAATAAAAGAAATTCAAAATAAATCGACAAAAAAAATTGTCAGCATAATTTTAAGTCGTACAATCAGAAGTTGTAGAGCGACTACACATGCTGATTTGGCTACTTTAATAGAGCCAGTAACAACGACTTATTATTGCGGGAAGCATGGGAAAATTTGCAAACCACTATTTTCTATTTTAAAATGGTGGGAAAGTTATTCAAAAGATACAGTGAAACGTTTGCTACAATTTGATAAAATTCGGTCTAATACATCTCAATTATGTCTAACCGGAGATAGTCGGAAAATAGACATTTTAGAAGAAGTTCGAAAAAGGAACGTTGAGTTCGGAAATTTGATTGAAAAGCAGAGAATAAAAGGTGTTTTTTCGTCACCTCCATATGTTGGACTGATTGATTATCATGAGCAACATGCATACGCCTATGATTTGTTTGGATTTGAAAGAAAGGACGAGTTAGAAATTGGACCATTATATAAGGGTAAAAAGAAAGAAGCTCAACTTAATTATATACAAGGGATTTCTGACGTTTTAAATAACTGCAAAAAGTATCTTGTTGATGATTATGATATTTTTTTAGTTGCAAATGACAAATTCAATATGTATCCAACAATTGCTGAAAATTCCGGAATGACAATTGTTAATCAATTTAAACGACCAGTATTAAATCGAACTGAAAAAGATAAAGCTGTATATTCTGAAATAATATTTCATTTAAAAAGAAAAAAATGAGTTTATCGATAAAAGCAAAAAAGGATATAAATGCCTTAATTGAAGAAGTAGTAAAAAAATACATTAATAAAGCTGCCAATAAGCCGAAAGCCAATTCAGGTAATCCATTTGTAATGGCTCTGCTAAAAGATTTTGAACCGCTTATCCATAGAATCCACGGTCTCAAAACTTCTTTAGGCAGTGAAATGGAAAAAATTGCAGAGATAATCGCCATTGATGCATGGGGCAAAGCAAATGTTCAGAGAAAGATAAAAGAGAATGTTACTCTACCTAAAAATGTTTTTCAAACAATTGACTCAATAATCAATAATCTGAGTAATGCTAAAACTCTTAGTGATTATGAAAAAGAGAAGAAAATGATAATAGATGCTTGTAAAAAGCCATCAGAAGAGATCGAACAGCATACTTATGAATTTGATCTTATTATTACTGACCCCAAGAATAAGCATACCCATATTCTTGAAATGAAAGGGCCAGACCCAAATACCACAGAAGTTCCAGGCGCTAAAAAAAGATTACTAATAGCAATTGCATGGGCTTACTTTAATACAAAATCAGACAATATCGACTCTCGGTTTGCAATCTATTATAACAATAAATATCCAAAAGCTTATAAAAATCCAAAAGTACATTATTACTTTAATCCGACAGGAGGAACAATCGTTCAAGAAGATTTCTGGAATTTTATTGGGAAGAATAATCAAACATTCAGCTCATTGACCAAACTCTTTGAATTATATGGAAAAACAAACAAGAAGAGAATTTGGGACGGATTTTCTAAATTAATTAACATAAAATAATGGCACTAACTAATCAACAAATAAAACAAATAGAGGACGTTTTGAAAAATAGTTTGCGAAATAAGTTTCAAAACTATAATCCAGAGCCAGCGGTCATGCCTTTTCATACAAGATTGCTTGGGCAAGACAGAATGGCCTTATTCTCCTTTATTCATTCATTGAATACAAACTTCGGAACTAGTATTTTTGAACCAGTCGCTTTAGCGTTAGCTTCAACTACATTTAAAGTAGCAAAATCGCAAGCTACGGCTGGAAACCAAATTAGCGAATCTGCTCAACGAGTTATCCAAGATATTATGGATGATTTAACAGCAGGGGAAGCTCGTCCCAATAAATTGGAAGAAATTGAACTAATAAGAAAAGTTTGTCAAACAGGAAATTTCCGAACCGTAAAACCAACAAAGATTGATATTTGGTTAGAAGCCCAAAATGGAGATTTGTTTTTGTTTGACATAAAAACTGCGAAACCTAATAAAGGAGGATTTAAAGAATTCAAAAGGACATTGCTTGAATGGACAGCTTGTGTTCTTGCGGGAGACCCAACAAAATCAGTAAATACGCTCATTGCGATTCCATACAATCCTTATGCTCCAAAACCATACTCTCGTTGGACAATGGCAGGGATGCTTGATTTAGAACAGGAACTAAAGGTGGCAGAGGAATTTTGGGATTTTATAGGAGGTAAAGGAGCATATAATCAACTATTAGATATTTTTGAACGAGTTGGGATTGAGTTGCGGCCTGAAATTGACAGCTATTTTGAAAAATTCAATAAAAAAGAATTGAACAATAACCCCGGTTGCATAAGCTTCTGGAAAAAGAAAAAATAGAATTAGAAGTATTCTGGAATGAATTTGCTAATATCTTAATCGATATTGATGATGAAGTTGAAGAAGAGTTCTACTTTTGGAATAAGGGATATGTTGTTTTTACATCTGGTATTGGGTTGAAGAAAATTTATCCGATAAAATTGCATAATGTTCATTATCAATCAAACGTGAGAAGTTATTTTTATATTTGAAACTTCATGCATCATCTCGGCGAAATAACAGGCGAAATTATCACTACTGTCAATAGCCAGATGATTTCTTCTGTTATCAAAACGAATAGGTACACCAATAATACATCCGAGATTCTGTATTGTATTGATAGTCAATGCGAATTCAAATAATGTATCGGGAAATAGGGTATTTAAAACAGATCAAGTGGAATATCCGTTATGTTCTTCTATATTTGAGTATGAGATACACTGTTATCTAATAAACGATTAATCCGTATAACTTCAAGTATAATCGGCAAAACTAAAGATGCGAAAACTCAAAACCAAAAGTACAAAAACACACACGCCGCTTAAATGATGTTTAAACGGCGTGCAATTGCTACACGTTCAGGTCAAATCGGACGCTCTCGTCTCCACTTAATAACCTGTGGGTCTTATCCAAATTGTTCTCGTAAATATGCACATTGCCAAGATTCAAGCATATAGCTTTCAGTGGCAGATGTATTTGTCGAGCCATTAAATACAAGTGATAGATGTCTGCAGGAAGTCCAAGGCTTGCGTCAGAACTCCGCTGGTAAGCCGACAACACCAACTCTCCTTTGTCTATTTGAAACTGAACCAAACTCAAGCAAGGGGACTGATTGCTTTCTACACCCGTAGCTCCTAAGAATAACACATAGTTCTTGCTATTCCGCATCTCTTCATTTATCTTACTAATAAGAGGGGGTAATTTCTCTAAATAAGTCGGATAGCTGTTAACAAGAACTGAGCCGCAATAGTCCCACCAGTTCACACCGATATCGCGATATTTGTCCACGTTTCGCTCGCCCTGCATAAATAGCCGCAACTCCCCTTTGAGCCTCTTCCGCGCTATGTTGTGGCTCTCAAAAATGTCAAGTAGATCCATGGGAGCAAGGGTTAGCTGTTCGTTTAGCAAGTATCTTATACCGCCCTTTTTGTTCTGTTGAACCTTGCCTTGTTCAAGTATTTTAGATAAGATTTTATAATACTTATTTGTAGGCGACAATTGAATTTGTTAAAATAGAGCAAGCGAATTTGTTAATATAAAATTCCGCGAATAAATACTTCTCTTTCTCATAAAACAGTTTATCTTTGTAAGAATCTCAGCAATGAGACGGTATGTGTTACGCTTCGGGCGGCTCGTATCACTCCGCTCCAGCTTCGGTTGGGGCGATGTATTTTACACTTCTGCTTATTCTTTTTTGAAATAACCTCAATAATGAGGTGTTGGGTAGATGTTACGCTTCGGGCGGCTTCTATCACCCCGCCCCGGTATCGAAAGTATCGGGGCGATGTATTTTAAAGCAACTATTCTGTATTTAGCCGTTCTTTTAACTCCTTCTTTGCGTTGATGCTTAGGCTACGATTAAACGTGCTATATGAAATAAGAAAGCGCTCTCTAATCACATTCTTAAATACCCAAATTTGCGATACTCCTTTTTTCTTATGTTCTAAGACTATCGTTTGTATTTCTACAGCCCTTTTCAATACATTTAAGTTGTTATATGCCATAATTAAAGCCTTTGTATTGTTTTTAGTTCCTTTTTTGCATTTACCGCAAGATACCGATTAAAAGTACTTTTGGAGATATAAAAACGTTCTTTAATCAAGTTCTCATAAATCCATTTTTGAGATACATCTTTATCCTTATATTCTAATACAATATTCTGTACTTCAATAACTCTCATTAAAAAATTAATATTGTTAAAAGCCATACCTATCCTCTTTTTTTACAAAGGTATCAGTCTATTCGGTAGGTTTTACAAAAAAGAGGAACTATTTTGTATAGCTCCTCTTTTCAAAAGTGTTAGTACGTGGTGAGTGGTCGGATTCTACTTAATGTCTTTACTTAGGTGGTAACATCAGAAACGATTGCCCCTATACCTTTGTTACGCAAAGGAACAGCAATAAAGCGTTTGTCAAAGCCTACAATTGTTCCGCGTTCTTTGGGATCATCTTTTGTGACATACATGTATATTTGTCCATCAGATTTCATTACCTCGTCTGCCTGAAAAGCAAAAGAACAAAAGCTTTTTGATGCTGTTTCCTTTCCAAATCCTACTTTCTCATATTCACCATTTTTCAATTCATATTTTGGAGGTCGGGAAAACTGCAACATACCAAAGCCAGCGAAACTAAAAGGCTTCCCTTCTTTCAAATTGGTTATATCTTTAAACAGTTCTACACTCTCTAATAACAAATCAGATACATGTTGAGGGGCTAATACCAGATAACGGCTTTCAAGAGGTATCTCTGCCACATCATAGCGATTTTTTAATTCTATAATATCGGCATAACGTAACCTCTTCCGCCCTTGCTCCGTGTTTCCTGTAGTCTTTATTATAGGGGTAAACACTGTATCTTTATCCGGTGCGTAAGCATGTGCAGCCTTTTCCCCTGTTGTTGTCTGTAAGGCTGAACGATGGCCTTTTATAACACTTTCTAATTGATCATAGGCGTACTCTATAACTTCCGGGCGGCGAACAAGGGTATTCTCTGTTTCAAATTTATCTAATTCTATAGAGATAGGAGTGTCAATCCTTTGAAAAACCTGTATAGGGTAAGTCGTGTTATTAATCAATACATTTGGGTCTATTCCGGCCTCTGCTAAATTAATTTTGTCATTATCTACTAATTTTGAAAGGTCGCGGGCATACCTTAGAAAAGACGAATCAGGATAAAAACCTTCTAATATCTGTCTAATCCATACTTGGGTGTGTAATGTTGTCATTTGAAATTATTTTTAAGTGATTAATTAAGATTATATTATTTCTTCTTGTTTTCCAATTCAACGAGCTTCTCATATAGATTGGGATTACTCTTTAACTCCTCTGGGGCGTTTTTACGATAATCATCCAGCGTCCAATTAGTCTTAGATACATTTGTCTTATTATCTGTTCGTATAAGTTCTGATAGTCTAAAAGAGTCAGGTAATACACTCATTAAGCGCGTAAATAGGTCAAAATCTTTTTTTGCCAGTTCTTTTAAGCCCTCCCTGCCTTTAAGATTGATATAGGTGAGTTTTTGCTTATTCTCTGTAAAAAAAGCGTTTATCTTTTCTTCTTGGGCTTTTTCATATTCTTTCTCCAGTTTTGCCAAATAGTCATTAAGAGCCTCCGGGGCACTATTCCCCATTTCCAAAAGGTTAGAGTAAGAACCAGCGCCTATAATGCTCCTGTCTAAAGCAAGGTCAAGTTTGTTCTTTGCAATTACAGGATGTGAAGCCTGTATCAAATCCTTTACCGCTTGTAATACGGTTTCCTCCGTTGGGTTCTCTATGTCTAATAAAGAAGCCATTTCATTCAATAATTTCATGTTTATATTCGTTTTATTGGGTTGATACTTCGCGGAAATGCGCGTTAAAATATCGTCATTACTAAGTCTGCTAAATTCGTTTTTGTGTTTTGTGGAAACAATGCAGTCAATTAACCCTTCTGATAGAGCCTGATCAGCATTAAACCATGTCTCTACTTTCATCAATTGAGCTATTTTTGCTTTATCCTTCCCCCGTCTCGACAGAATCATTTGTAAACTATCAGTAATATGGGAAAGGACTTCTTTTTCTTTCTCGCTCAATTTTTTGTTTTCCCGGCCACTAAAAAATGGGTCATGTATCATCAAGCGTGAATAATCGTACATGTAAACCTTATTCCCGCAAACAGCAGCAACAGCCGCCATGCTTGCAGCAATGCCAACCACATATACATTCACTGTAGCTTTCATTGATAATATCACAGAGACAATAGAATAGCCTTGTGGCACATCACCTCCTGAACTATTGATGTGGAGATTGATAACATCATATTCTTTGTCTAATGCCGCTAATTCATTGGCAAATTGGTCTCCGTTAATATCACTACCTATTGTACCAAAAAAACGGACTGTTGTTTCCTTCTTTTTATTCATATTTATCGTTTCAAAATAATACGTATCGTTAATAAACGAGGGTCTAAATCCTCTAACTCATGGAGAGGTATTGTGGCAATATCTTTCAATAATATACCATCTTCCCCATCTAAGCGACAAAAGCTGTTATCATTCATAAACCTATGAATGATAAGGTCTTTATCCTTTTTCTCTAACATGAATAACCTTAATGCCTCTAAAGCATATTTTTTGATTACTTCGTTTAGGAATTTATCTTTATCTACTTCGAATAAAACACTCCCTTCACAAAAGTTATAGTCCAAATCGTATGTTAATTTCTTTTCTGACATGGTTCACACAGTCTTTAGAGCACGTTTCCGCTTAGGTTGAATTTTCGCATTAATGTGGTCTATCCATTTTTGTGTCTTCACAGCTTCTTCATACACTTCATTTTCAACAAACAAGTCATGTAGTCGCTTTGCATACCCCAAATCTTCCTGTAACTCCTTTTTAATAAGATGCTTTGTGTACATCGCTTCAAATTGCCTTACAGTCTTCTTTAATTCAGTTAGAGACTGGCTACCCAGGGGCTTCTTGACACTACCACGTTTTAAACAAAAGGTATTTAAGGCTGCGGCGTTTATCGCTTTTTCGGTTGAATCACCTTCAACGATTATACCCATTTCATAAGCCGTGTGCCAAATACGATTAATATATCCCGTGTGTTCTTCACGTCCTTTCAGACACTCGATAAGGCTTTTTGCCTCTTTCAGGGTCATTTCACGGCTATTCTCTGTCCGGCCTTCAGTAAAGCTGAGAACAAGGCCTGCCTTTCTATTCTCAATACCTAAATCCTTTAGAAGGACATGGATTATCTTTAGTTGTGCTGATGTTATTGGTTTCATGCTGTTTATAATTTGTATTCTGTGATTGGAAACCATGCAAGTGGCTCTAATTCACCATTGTTTAATTTGCATAAAGTATGCTGACTCCTTTTAATATTGCAACAACGCGAAAGAGCTTGGTTTATACCCCAGTTAATCTCCTCAAAATTGATTTCTCCCCCATTAAATATAGTCGTCATCTGTGTCATGTGTCCATTCGTCAATTCTATATCACACACCAACGCTGTACGGAATCGAAGGCCAGTCTTTTTGTCTTTGGGTTCTATTAGTTCTTTCATTATATTTCCTCCTTCATTACTTTTTCTAAATAAATCTCATTCATCAAATCTCCGAAACGACGCTTACGCTTTAGCTCTTTAACCCGTATAGAGTCTGTTACTTCGTTAAAGGAGCATATTTCCTCTATTTCTTTAGGCTGTAAGCCCACAAATGAATGCCATAGATTAATACGTCGGTAAAATTCTGCATACCCTTCTTTTTCTTTGTTTGACATCCGTTGAAGGTTATTCTTAAAATATGGCATTCCAGCCAATACTATCCCACAATTCACGTTGATTTTATCCCAAAGCGCATGAATATAAAGAATCATATTATGGTTTAATTTTCCGGCTTCATCAATAATAAGTAAGGGTTTTTCTAATCGGTTTAATTCACTTGCTGCCCGGTTTATCATGTCGTTTAAATTGCTTTCAAAAGGATAAGATAACTCACGCAACAGGGCAATAAAAAACTGTCTCGCATTCATTGACTTATCGTAACAGATATAAAATACGTTTTTTTGCCTGCTATAAGCACTTATTGCCGTTGTTTTGCCCATTCCTGTATCAGCGGTTAGGCCAATCATAAATTGATGCCTACGGGCTTTATCGCAAATTTTAAAAGCTGAAACAAAATCTGTAGTTTGATAAAGATTCTCAACTTTGTTCCGGTTGCAAAAGTTCCAGATATGTATAAAATCCGAAACAGATAATTTTTCCCAACGTTCATTCTCTAAATCTCCCATTTGGTCAAACCTCATGCCTGCTTGTACTGCAAAGTCATTTTTAGTTATACCTTTTTCTTTACAATACAGGTTTACAGCCTTTTTTATCTCGGCTTTTTCCGGTAAATTTGTAATTCCTTTTCTCATACGACTAACTTGTTTTAGTGAGAAAGTACCGCCCGGTGTTACTGCGAATAGCACCGGGTTTATTCTTCCTCGAAATATTTATTAATATCAAAGTTTCTTACTTCTTCTTCTGATGCAAGCATAGGAGATTCGCGGTGTTTATTAACAAACCCGTCTGCCGATTCATGCGAATAGGTTTTCACTTCCGGCGTGCTTGGCATTTTGGGTATAAAGTCTAAATTATATCCTATCTTTTCAGCTAATTCCTTTAGATGCCCGTTTGCTTTAAATTCCTCTACTATATCTTTGGGGGTTAGTTTTTGATTCATCGCATAGGCGGCCTCCGGATCAATTTCATAGGCTTTCTTTGCAATATCTATTTGAGATAATTTACGGTTGTTTTTAATCCCGCTTAGGCGGCCTTTGTGCTTGTAATAAAGAAGTTCATCTTCTTCTGTTTGGTCGGCTTTTGCACCATGTATTTTGTTCTTGCGGGGTACAGCTCCTATAAATTGGTCGGTCTCAATATCAAAAAGGAATATTTTATCAAAATCTACGTACCGGACTAATACTTTCTTATTATTCAGTAATTTATATTGCGATGCCTTTAGTTGAAACTCATACAGGACTTTTTCACGTTCGATATTGATTTGTCCACGTCTGACGATATAAGGAATAGCACGTGTAAAAAGACGCAATCGGGTATATAAATCAACTGTGTTTTCCTTTTCGCCTCTATTAGCATCGTAACGCTCATTTCGCGTTTTACCGTCTTTTCCTACAGTACTATTATAATCCTCAATACATTTAATTGCAATCAGTTCGATATGTTCCGGTAATAGCCAGCTTCCTGATTTTGTGTACTGGTCTAATAATTCCTGTGTTGTACGACCGTTCTCATTCCGGGTGCGAATACCTTCACCAATATAGCCTTGTTGATCTTTGCAGTATTGTTCACCAAACGCTTTAAAACTTCTTTCAACCAATGATTTATACCGGGGGTTAGAAGAAACATTCCATTCTGTTCCGGCGAATTTATCAAGCGATTCCCTAAAATAGCCCGCTTCTTGTGTTTTATTAAATGAATGATTATCAGATACAATTTCTAAAGGTAGAACCCCAGTGGTTTCCACTGCATTTTCAATCCCTTTAAGTATTGTTTCTGTGTTTTCGGTAGCGGCAATTTCATAACCTATAATTTTCCCGCTACAAGCATCCATAACCCAAAGCAATGTTAAGGTTTTGAAGCTTTCCATGTAAAAAGGAAGCCGCCAGCCGTCCAGCTGCCATTGCATATTTGATTTTGAGGCTCTTTCTATGGAAGCATAGGGTAAAACAGATGCTATATCTCTATCCTGACCGTTACGACTGGCAGATACCAACGGTTCGAGTATCCGGCATTTGTTTTTAACCCATGTTAATGAGGGCTGTGTATATCCAAACATTTGAGTAAGTTCACATACCTTTTTATGAATGGAAACTTTACTATACCCTTTTCCTGAACTCAAAGCATCAAGAACCCATTTGTCATATAGTTCATTGAACTTTGTTTCACTTCCTTTATATTGCTTTATTAAAAGACGTTCTATGCCTTCTGTCTTACAGGTTTTTATACATGGATTCATTCGGTGATAAGCATATTTCCCGGGATAAAGCCGGTTATATGCCTCCCAAAGGTTACGAAGCTTTTGGCGTTTCTTTTCTCCATGAGCCTTTATAATCTCTGCCCATACAGAATGGTGGCGAGCATAATCGTTTATTTTATCGGGACTTATATTTTTAGCTTTATAAAACTCTCTATATTGTATAAAATCTTTTGTATATGCTTTTTCTAAACGATTGTAAAACTCATTGGTACAAGTATCATCTTTTAAAGCCCTTTCTTCTGATATAAGTTCTTTTAGTGACGGTAGTTTGTTTCGAGAAGGTGAAGGAATACTTTCATATTGTATATAAATATGTTTGTCTATATAAATTCGACTACTAATATTTCTTTCATACCACTTCTCAATAGTTTTACTGTTTATCCCATTAACTAAAAGATAATTATGAGATAAATATACCAAACCATCAACTATTCTTAAATTGTACATATTAAAGGATATTTTTTAATAGCTTCTTTTTTTGAGAATACAACTCCGAAAGGATTTCTAATGTTGCATTTTCTATTTTGACACTATTGTTATATCCATTAAGAAATCGAGATACGGAATGAGAAGAAACCCCGGCTCTTTCCGCTACGAGTTTAGCATACCCGTAAGGCAGTTTTTCTTTTAAATCTTTTCTTTCCATACTAAGTTTATTAAATTTGTATTGAAAATTTGTTTTACCTTTGCACAAAGATATACAAATGTTTATATAATACAAACAAATTCCTATGCCTTTGCATAAGAGCAAACATTTTCCTATGGGAATACAAGACAGAATTTTGCAAATAATTGAACATTCAGGGCTTAGCAGGAATGCTTTTTCCAATAAAACAGGTATTCAACCTCAAACATTACATCATATAGTTTCAGGTAGAAGAACTAAACCTTCATTTGATGTTTTAGAGAAAATAGCAACAACTTTCCCTGAAATTGATTTAACTTGGCTTTTAACAGGTGAATATGAAATGACACACACAAATGTTGATAAAAAGATGTCGGGTGATTCTGTAGAAGATTTGTCGCAAACAGAAATAAAGGAAATAGACGCTCTTTTGGATAAACTGGACTTAGATTCTTTTAGAAAGCAAATAGAAATAATTGAAATCTTAAAACACACAAATAATGTAGATGATGTATATGCTAACGTATTAGACTTTATGGGGAATTTAGATATGTGTGATAAATATCTTTCCCATTATTATTATGGTCATTTAAGCGATTATATAGAAAAGTATCTCAAAAAGGAAATAACTCAACCTCATTTACTAAAAGCTTTCAAAGACAATGTAGAAAAGGTTAAAGTATTAAATGAAATCATTAAACCTTATGAAAAAACTATATCTAGTCTATATTATATATTAGATGAGTATAATGCAAATGAAGATCGCATATATCATATTGAAGAATAAAAATTAAGTATTCTCTACCTCTAAAATTAACCTGTAATTAATATAAAAGGCATTAAACGCACTGTTTTACAGTCAATTATTAACACTGAATTAAAACAAAATATCATATTAACAAACCTATTGCCTATTTAGCCTACTTGAAAACGTAATCAAACTCATTAAGTTACACAGTGTTACAACTTCACTTGCTCTATTTTTAATTTAACTAATCTATATGCCCCCTATACATCGAACACCCACCAAAGCTGAAACTGATTGCATCAAAATTTTTATTTTGTAAAGGATATATAGTATTAGCATAACCATAACATATCGCTCCTTCAGCCGAACCCTCTTTTGACCAAAGTACAGCATTTACTTCATACTTCATAAGTAAATAGTAAGAATAGGGCAAAAAAGATTTACCACCATATGTAATAAATCTATTAGGAAAATCTGATAGATTATTGCTGTTCACAATAGTTAGTGAAGGCTGCAAGTATAAGTTCTTCAAATTATCCTTATTCTCTATGATCTTTTTTATAAATTCGTCCATACCGTTGATTTTACAAATTATAATTCATTAAAAAGAGAACAGAACCTTTTTTAATACCATTCTATTTTAATATGAAATTTAAGTTTCAGGTTTCGGATCTGGATCTTTCCCACTTTCTTTTGCTATAGGTTCAATACAACTTGCCATAATATCCATCAATTTGGACAAGCCTTCTGTTTGTTGTTGTTGACTTGCAGACACACGGACATTATATTTTGCTGTTTGGTCTGTTGTGCGAGTATTTTCTCGTGAGGAGGAAACTTTTCCGCTAACGTTTGCCTTAACAGCAAACCAACCGCCGGATATATTTGTGGAGGCATCTTGTGCACTTTCTGACTTTGTCATATTATTATCAGATACCTCCATTTGAAAATCAATATCAATGCGGTCAATCAATAAAGACGGAATGGGAACGAGACCTAAAAATGGTGCATTTATAGTTTGCTTAATCATTTTAACTTCCCCATTTTCTTCAAGCGGTCGCTCCAAGTCGAATTTCAAACAGCGAGTTTTTGCAGAAGGCTTTCCCTCTTCCTCTTCAAACGCTATTTTTTGGTAAAAATCCCATGCTGTGGCAGCCAATTTTTGCTGCGCTTCTGCTGCTGCAAATAATGGAGCTCCTATTAATTCGCGCATAGGCAGACCCTTGAGGGCATCTGAAACCTCGTCTTTAAGTATGACTTTGTTATCACTCTCTTTTTTTACACCTGCTTTAGCGACTTCGATAATGTCATTTGCTTGTGTTCTTAACTGATCGGAGGACTCTCTGTTCCCGTCTTTCTTTTCCGGTTTGTTTTTTTCGTCAGCCATAATTTTTAATTTTCAGAAAGTTATTAAATTTGTTTGTTATATTCGTCCATCAATCGAGCAACACCTTCCGGTGTTGCTTTTGCCTTAAAGCGGATAGTTATCTCCATCACATCGTTGTCGGTAGCTTTAATGCCGTCCATTTCCATTTGTAGTTCGGCATGACTCACAGCATTACCTGCTTCCAATTTATTTGCAACCGATTTGGACACCATATCGCCCACACGTGATTTGAATTTTATCTCCACATCGTCCATTGATAAGTGGCTATGTGGAACAAGTGTCAAAAAGGGAACTTCTACCTCTTTATCTCCCAACTGCACTTTTTGTGTTACAGGTTTCTCTCCCACCCAAAAATTGGATAGATTTTGTACTTGTTGTGCCTGTAACATATCCTGTGCGCCACTTATTGCACTCTGCAAGCCTTTCAGTATATCTGAAAAAGCGTAAGTTTTTCTTTTTGGAAATATGCTCATGGTATTATATCGTTTATTCGCTTTTTATAAAATTCCCTAAACAGAGAAGATTTAACATCCCAATCTCCATTTAAAAGACGTCGCCTTTTTTATTTTGTTATTACTTTTCATCACGGCACCGGAGTCCCATTAGAATCATACCAACGTATGCCATTAGTAACCGTTCCTCTCGGGCCTGATCCTGATCCTACCTCAACAAACGAGTATCCTATTTTATTGGGATTCATAGCAATAGTAGTATTCAATTTACTGAGAAACTGGTCTCTTGTCTGACCGGCTTTTAGTGTGATATAAATACCTTTAACCACAGCACTACCATTATAATTCTGGGCTCCACAACCGATAGCTGCTCCTTGGACTGCCCCAATATTTTCATAAGTAATCTCTATGTCGGATTTCTGTATTTGTATATCGCCACAAATGGATTGGCAGCTGCCATTCGCGTAACTTGTCCCGATACCGGCACCTCCTACGGCTGTAGCAATGTTAATAGTCGCATTCTCTATTATAATATCTCCGCAAGAAGAGTTATTGCCACTACCGATACCTGCAGCTTGAGACACTATGTCTACAATATTTATGGTAACATCCGATATGTTTATATCTCCACCGCTACTGCCAGATGCCGAGCCGATTATAGCTCCTGCGAAAAAGGGTTGTAAGAAGCCGGTGCTGTAGCCGACTACCGATTTCAGATTCAATGTGCCGTTTCCACTAATATCTATACCTGCACCGTTGGAAGACGATATGACGCCATTTCCCGCGCCTGTACTTTCCAAATTTGTTGCCCCTTCAATAATAAGTCTTGGGCTGCCCCCAATGATACTGACAGCGGTTCCGGCTTTCAAATCCACATCCTTCAATATTACCGTTGGGTTACCATCGATAGTGATAGGATTCGTTGTTTGCCCTTTGCCTGTACCGTCTATTATATAAGCTCCTTCGTCTGTTAAGGTAGGTATTGGTTGCGAGGGGTC